GGAATGGAACAAACTGGACTGAAGTAAATAATTTAAACACGGCAAGATACGCTCATTGGGGAGTAGGTGCAGATAGTACAACAGGTCTAGCCGTTGGAGGTGCTGATACAGCATTAACTGGAAAAACAGAATCTTGGAATGGAACTAACTGGACTGAAGTTAACGATTTAAATACTGCAAGAGCCACAGCAGGTGGAGCAGGAACTTATACTAGTTCAATAGCTATGGGTGGACAAACTCCTGGATCACCTGGAAGAACATCAAACGCAGAGTCATGGAATGGAACAAACTGGACTGAAGTTAATAATATGAACACGACTAGAAGAGCAATAGGAGGACTTGGAACTTCTACTTCTGCTTTAGCAGTTGGAGGAGACGAAAGTTATCCCCCAGGCACTAGAAGCACTAAAAATGAAGAATGGAATGGTGTTAGTTTTGTAGAACTTGCAGATTTAAGTGGCGCTAGAGAATATGCGGGAGCATCAGGTACAACCGCTGCTGGATTAGCTGGAGCAGGTAGAAATCCACCAACAACAAGTCTTGCATCAACAGAAGAATGGACTGGAAGTACACTAACAACTGAAACAATAGATACGGATTAATTATGGCAACATACAAAGAAATAAAAGGATCACAAATTGAAACGGTATCAACCGATCCATCAAATCCTCTTGAAGGACAAGTTTGGTATAATACAACTTCTAATTCTTTAAAAGGTTTAGGAGTTTCAACAGCTGCTTTTGCTAGTGGTGGAAATACAAATTTAGCAAGACATAGTATGGGAGGAACAGCAGCTAATACAACTAGTGCACTTATATTTCTTGGAAGAGCAGAACCTCCACTTCCAAAAACTGCTAATACAGAATCTTATAATGGATCTAGTTGGACTGAAGTAAATAACTTAGGAACTGCAAGATATGGTGCAGGTTCAGCAGGTGAAAGTAATACATCTGCTCTAGGAATTGCTGGGTATATTACTGGAGGCGGAGGAAATTTTGGAGGGACAGAGTCATGGAATGGAACAAACTGGACAGAAGTAAACGATGTAAATACTGCAAGAAGAAATGGACCAGGTGCTGGTACTCAAACGTCAGCATTATATCTTATGGCATACCCTAGTCCAAGTTATGTAGAATCTTGGAATGGAACTAACTGGACTGAAATAACAGATATAAATAATGCAAGAAATGATGCCTTCGCAATAGGCACTAGTAATACAGCAGTTTTAGCTTGCGGTGGATCAGTTCCTGGATCACCTGGAAAATCAGCTCAGGTAGAACAATGGAATGGATCTAACTGGACTGAAGTGAATGATTTAAATACAGCTAGAAGCAGAGCAAATTGTGGAGGGACATATACAGATGGTGTTGTTTTTGGAGGATATGCATCTACAGAATCTGCTGCAGCAGAAACTTGGAATGGAACTAATTGGACAACTTCTGCAGCAACTTTGTCAGCAGCACGTTCTAGAATGGAGAGTGGACCAATGGGAACTTCAACATCAGCAATCGCTGCAGGAGGAACTCCTGTAAACGGAACTACTGCAACAGAAGAATGGTCAGGCGCTGCTCCAGTAACAAAAACATTTACGACTTCTTAAGACTTGTAATATATTTTATATAATATATATTAGTCTTAACTATAAAGGATAAAGCTATGAAAAAAGACGTTAAAGAAATAATACAAGGTGAAGAACCACATTTAAATAATCTATTAACACAAGAAGATCTGTCATCGTTTAAAGGTATGGTGGACGAACTTCGTGACACATGGACCAAGAAACAAATGTTCCGAACAGAAACAGAAGCAAGATTTTCTGTATTGCAAGATAATAGATACCCAACTAAAGCTGCAAAATATTGGCAGTGTGTTAGAGAACAATCATCATACTTAGATAACTTAATGACATTGTCATTTGATTATAGAAGAAACGAAGCAAAGATTAAATGGTTAGAAGGTAAAGTTGAAAAAGAAGAAGATGAATATAAACAAACTAAATACAAAATAGATTTAGATGAAGCTAGATTTGCAAAAGCTTCTATGGAAAAAGTTGCAAAGCATAGAATGCGTGAAATTAAAATGTGGTCTAAATTAAAAGGTGAATTTAATGATGGATCATTTAATGACAAAGATGTTAACCAACATCAATTAGAATCATACGGATTACAATATCACGAGAAAGCAAAAACTTTAAATAAAAACTCATCAGAAGCAGAAGTCTTTAATGTAATGGGTCAATTACAATCATTACAAAGAATTAAAAAATCAGGTGAATTAGAACAAAGTTATGAAAAGAAAGATCAAATAACTCAACATGGAAAACAAAAAACGTAAGTTATTTTTTTTAGTTGCACTACCTAGATCTGGAAATACTTTATTTGCAAGTATTATAAATCAAAATCCAAATATAGTTGCAACTGCTAATTCTGTAACCTTAGAAATAATAAAAAATATTTATCTGATAAAGACAACAGATACTTTTCAAAACTTTCCTGATTACAAATCTTTAGATAACATATTAGATAATGTATATAATTTATATTATAAAGACTGGCCTCAACAAATAATTATTGATCGAGGTCCTGTAATGTTAAGTGGCAATCCTGGAAATTTTGAATTAATACAGAAACATTTTAAACCTGGTTTTAAATGTATTGTTTTACTTAGAAATTTAATGGATGTGTTAGCTAGTTATATGCAATGGTATACTGAAAACCCTGATTCATTTGTAAATAAATTAGGAAATACAGATGAAGAAAAATTATTACAATTAATGACAAATGAAGGTGCTATTGTAAAAGAAATTAAATCTATTCAAAATTCATATAATTATCCTAATCTATGTCATCATGTACGATATGATGATATGGTTTCAAACCCTGAACAAGAGTTTAGAAAAATTTATAATTTTATAGATGAACCTTATTTTAATCATAGATTTGATAATTTAGATCAAGTAAAAATAAATGGTCTATCATATGATGATAAAGTAGTGGGTAATAATATGCATAAACTATTTGATGGACCTGTTAGAAAAGTATATAACCCTTACATAGAAAAAATACCAAAAAGTATTAAAGAAAGATATGGACACATTGAAATTTGATTTTATATTTTTAGGTCAATCGATTTTAAAATATCAGGTTCCTTTAGATATATTTAATTCTATTAATTATATTTATGAATCTAACTTTCATAATCTTGCACCTGCTAATAAACAGTTAGTAGGTAAAATAGAGAATGAACATTCCTTATTTTATCATGGTGAAGATCAAACTAAGATGAAGAACCACAACATGTTGCCAAAAGATATAACAAATTATCTTATGTCAATATTCAAACATTATTTAGCATTTAATAAAATAAGAGAGTACGACACACATTTAAATTCTGTTTGGGTTAATGAAATGAAACAACACGAATATAATCCTGCCCATATTCATAGAGGCATGTTATTTACTGGTTTATCTAGTGTTATGATTTTAAAATTACCATCAACATATGGTAGAGAATATTCAAATGATGAAGTACCACAAAACGGTAGACTACAAATATTGGGTGCAGCTAATGGTCAATTTGCAAAAATAGATTATCAGCCACCTATGGATCTTAGAGACTTTTATGTATTTCCCTATGATATGAGACATTGCGTATATCCGTTTAATGGAACTAATGAAGTAAGAAGAACTCTTGCTGCAAACTGTGATGTACAATTTGATCCAATAAAAAATAGAGGTGCTGTATAATGGATAAACAATATTATATAGATAACCACATAGGTATATTTAAAAACTTTTTACCCGATAGAATAATAGATCAATACATAAATTATTTTAATAAATGCGAACAACAAGGTGCAGTTTATCCTCGAAAAGAAGATGAAATATTAGTCTCAGATAATTCAATAGATACTATAAGAACATTAAATGTTGCATTAACTTATACTAACGAACCTTTTATAGATTTGTTTTTTAAAGATGTATATCCATTATACACGCAAAAATATTCTCACTTAAAAAAAATAGACACACATAATATACTTGAGGTTAAGATACAGAAAACTAAAATTGGTGAAGGTTATCATACCTGGCATTGTGAAAACGCTGGAATGAAATCAAGAAACAGAATATTAGCTTTTATGGTTTATCTTAATGATGTAACTGAAGGTGGAGAAACAGAATTTTTATATCAAAAGTGTAGATTTAAACCAGAAAAAAACACTATGTTAATTTGGCCTTCACAATTTACACATGTTCACAGAGGAAACCCACCTTTGTCAAATGATAAATACATAATAACGGGATGGATAGAATACGGATATTAATATGATAACAGAACCACGATGGAAATCTTATATTGTAGAAACAACTAAACCTCTTTTTACACCTGAACAATGTAAAATGATTATTCAAGCTGGACGTTCTGAACCTCGAAACGATGCTGAAGTTGGAAGTGGTAAAGGAATTAAAGGTGGTCAAATAGATACTAAAACAAGAACCTCACATATCAGTTGGATACCATTTAAAAAAATGATCAACATGTATAAAGATATAGAAACTTTTATGAAAACTACTAATGGAAATCATTTTGGTTTTGATGGAATGACTATAAGTGAAATGGCACAATACACAGAATATCCAGAAGGAGGATTTTATGATTGGCATGTAGATAATGATGTTAATTGTCAACACGAACCACCTGTAAGAAAAATATCTATGACTTGTTTACTTTCTCCTGAGTCAGAGTTTGAAGGAGGAGATTTAGAATTAATAACTGAAGATAGAGTTGCAAAGTTAAAACAGGGACACGCAGTATTTTTTGCGTCGTTTATTAGACACAGAGTTAAGCCTGTTATACGTGGCAACAGAAAATCTTTAGTTATGTGGTTTGGAGGCACACCTTTTAAATAATGATTAAAGCTGCATACTTTCCAACTATCATATATGCTAAAGATGTTAATCTAGATAATAGACTTTTTGAAAGAGAAGTTCTTGCCTGGGCCAATAAAGACAAAGGTGTAAAAAGAACTAATATGAATGGTTGGCATAGCACAACTAATATGCATCAAATACCAGTGTTCAAACCATTAGTTGATGAATTATTTAAAATGCAAAGTGAAGTATTTCAAGAAGAGTGGTTAGATAGTGAACCTATAATTGGTAATATGTGGGCTAATATAAATCCACCTGGTGGATATAACAGACCACATCTACATCCAAACTCTCATTTTAGTGGTGTATATTATATTAAAGCACCTAAGAACTCTGGACAAATAGTGTTTAATGAACCAAGGTCCACAGCACATATGGTTATGCCGAGAAGAAAAGAAGGAGAACCACCGTCACATTTATGGAGAGAAGTTAGAGTTGATCCGTTAGAAGGTAGAATAATTATATTTCCAGCATGGCTTTGGCATTGTGTTGAACCAAACTTAAGTAATGATATAAGAATATCGGTATCATTTAATTTTATACAGAAAGGATTTAATGTTTAAAGATCACAAATATCAAGTAATTAAAAAAGCATTATCATATGATATGGCTAATTTTATATTTAACTATTTCTTACTAAAAAGAGATGCAACAAGATTTATGTATGAAAATAACCTACACTCACAGTCTCCGATACTTGGAACATGGACCGATGAACAAATACCAAATACATTTTCTTGTTACGGTGATTTTGTAATGGACACATTATTAGTTAAGATGTTACCTGTAATGAAAGAACATACAGGACTAGATCTTATTCCAACATATTCTTATTCTAGAGCTTACAAAAAAGGTGATTGTTTACACAGACACAAAGATAGACCTAGTTGTGAAATATCTACTACACTTAATCTTGGTGGAGATCCTTGGCCTATATTTATAGATGGCACAGGGGCAGATAATGTTGTTAATGAAAGACAAAATATTGTAAAACCCAACGCTCCAAAAGGCACAAAAGTCTTGCTTGAAGTAGGCGATATGCTAGTA